CGAGAACGCAACCACTAGCCTTGCAGCGAGGCCGATCAACAGGTCGGACAGTTTCATGAGCACCTTTGTGAAGTGTGAGAAGATCGACTTCCACGCTAAACCGGATCCCGCACCTAGGGTGATCCAGCCACGGTCACCCAGGTACAACGTTGAGGTAGGAAGGTCGCTGAAGCAGATGGAGGGGAGAATCTGCAAAGGCGTCGCTGAGGTGTGGGGTGGACCCACGATCCTGAAGGGAAGGAACGCTGAGGGTGTGGCTGAAGGGTTACGCGGCATGTGGGACCAGTTCCTGGACCCCGTCGCTGTTGACCTTGATGCCACACGGTTTGACCAGCACGTTGGAGTTGCCGCTTTAGAGTGGGAGCACAGTGTGTACCTTGCGCTGTCCGAACCGAAGGACCGCCCCACATTGGCACGGCTGCTTTCGTGGCAGCTTCGGAACAGAGGATATGCGCGCACACCTGACGGTACAATTGTGTACGAGGTGGCCGGTAGACGGATGAGCGGGGACATGAACACTGGGATGGGCAACTGCCTTCTCATGAGTTGTATGGTCTATGCTTATGCCAAGCACGTTGGAGTGCAATGCCGGCTCGCCAACAATGGCGATGACTGTGTCGTTGTGATGGAGAGACGTGATGCTGGCGTGTTTATGGCCAACCTGGAGAAGTACTTTCTCGACTTCGGGTTCGCCATGGAGGTTGGGGATCTGGTGGACACCTTCGAGCGTGTCAACTATTGCCAGACTCAACCGGTGTGGGGCCCTAACGGGTGGGTCATGGTACGTGACCCTCGTAAGAGCGTTGACAAGGATCTTGTCAGTGTTCTTGACCTAAGCACACCCATCGCTGGTATGAAGTGGGCCCACGCTGTGGGCACGTGCGGCCTGGCCATGACCGGCGGCACCCCCCTTCAGGAGTTCTATGAACTCCTCAAACGATCCGGAACACAGGGCAACGTGGTGGAACACCCATGGATGGATGGTGGGTTCACCCGCATGTCAGC